ATTCATCTTGTTCGTATGGTGGAGGATTTTCAAGCAAACATTCAAGTTGTTCCTTACGTTGTTTTGCTTGTTCCTTAGTTAGGCCATTTTCATCTCTTATAAAGTAGTTTTTTAAATAAAAGTTTTCTTCACTCATTTAGCTATCCTCTAATATATATCTATTATCTTATCTGCAATACCGTGTTTAACCGCTTGTTTTGGGGTCATCCATACGTCGCTTGCTGGTAGTAAATTCTTTTTAACATAAGCGGCGCTTTTACCTGTACATTTTATGTAATGTTTAAGACTTTTTTCTTTTATAATCTTAAAACGCTTATTAGCAGCTTCTAGTTCATGTTCTTTACCACGCGTACCGCACCAATATTGATGAGTCATAACCTCACAATTTTCACTTAAATAACGGTGCCCTTTTTCACCTGCCATAAACAAACAAGCCCCAGCACTGCATATACTTCCTAAGCCAAAAGTATGTACAGGAATTCTGCTTTTTTTTATAATATCTATAAGATTGAAGCAAGAATTTAAGTCCCCGCCGATGGAATTGATATATAACGTAATAAATAAAGGCTGTTTATTTTGTGGCATTAAATTATAACAAATAATAGATTTTATTAATGGCGCGCAATTGTCATTAGTAAATTTTTTTTCCATAAAAAGTACCCCATTTTCTCTAATAATGGCATCTTCATTTTTCTCAAAAGTCATATCTTTTATGCTTAAATTTTCTAACCTAACTTTTGGAATTAATGTATTTTCAATCTCTATACTCATTTAGCTATCCTCAAACCTAGCAAAACCCACTCCATTACCGTTTAAAGACACTGTTCTAGTATGCCAGTTGCATCGTTTATCGTATATTAAATTGCTTAGTTCTATTTCCCAGTGTTCTTGTATCATGTCGAAATAATGAATAGTCCCTTCATCGTATGTTTTTCTAAGATGGTTTAAAATATCTTGAGGTGAGTTTACGTCTATTGTGGTCTTAAGCGATTGTTCTAGTGATCCTCTTTGTAGTCTAAATTGTGTTAATTTCATTCTTACCTTTCCTAATAAACTTGCAAATTAAAACTAAATTTATCTACGAGAACAGGTGTATTTAGATAATCTAAGTTTTCTCGGTTCCATTCTGTCTCTTGGATTGATAATGAATAATCGTTATCTACATCACTATATTCATGAAGCATTGTATCTCTATAGTAGTCTATAGCATTCATTGAATGTATTTTTGCTTCTTCTCTAGTTTGTATAGGAAAGTTATAAGTCTTGACCATTTCTCCGTCTACTACATACTCTACAGGGAATGGCCCGTGTTTTGGATCATTGAGTGTTAATTCATAGCATTTCATTTTTTTCTCCTTTTTGTTATGACAATATATATTATACAGTAACAAAATATAAAATACAACAGTATGCTTTTTCAAATAAGTATTGTTAATACGAATTTGATAATTTATAATATAATTTAAGATAATACATTTTATAAAATCAATATTAGAATATGACAGATAAATTAAAGCTAGATGATAAAGCTATATTAAAGGCTATGGAAAAGCATAAGAATAGTCGAAATATCTTACTTGATGTTAAAAACGAAATTGATTATAGCTATCATCCAAGACGCTTTAAACCTTATATTAAATCTAAGCCTGAGTTATGGGAAGCGTACACAGGATATTGTGATAGGGTAGATATAACTGATGAGCAGATATCTGATGCACTTGAGCGTAATTTAGGATTATTAAGTTATACGGCTAAAGACCTTGATATGTCATGGTTAGTACTAAAGAAACGTATTACTCTATCAAAAGACCTAAAAAAAAAATGCGAAGAGTCTACGGAACAAATATCAGATCTGTGTGTGTACGAGACCGTCAAGTCCATAAGACAGGGATGTCGCCAGTCACGTGAATTCTGGCTCAATCATAGAGGAGAATCCCATGGGTTTGGTAAAGAAAGTGAAAATATTTTAAAAATAGAAATGGACCCTATAGAAAATACATTGTCACGCTTAGATGAAGACGCACTAAACAAGCTTAAGAAACTAAAAGAGAAAGAGCAGAAAATTATAGATGTTAGCCATAAAACCAAGTGATTATGAATTAATAAACAGTGAACTAATAGACAAAGAGTTAGCTAGACGAAATTTATTAGACTTTAACAAGTATACTTTTCATAATTATGAATGTAACTGGCACCATGAAGTTTTATGTGAAAAGCTTACTAAATTTGCAGTAGACCCTAAATGCAATCGACTAATAGTTGAGATGCCACCACAGCACGGTAAATCTGAACATATATCAGTAAGATTGGTTTGCTTTTTACTAGGTATAGACCCTGATTTAAAAATTATTAATACTGGCTACAATTTAGACCATATCAAAAAATATAACGTACAGTCACAAAGGTTAATTACATCACCTGAATATCAAGCTGTTTTTCCAAATACAAAACTAAGAAGTATGGTGGATAAAGATACTTTTAAAAATAAAGGTAAATTTGTTGAAAATCAAAATATCTTTGAAATTATTGAGAGAAAGGGCAGTTATAAATGTGTTGGTGTTGGAGGTGCATTGACGGGATCTCCTGCTGATATAGCAATAGTTGATGACCCATTTAAAGATTATGAAGAAGCACGGTCACAAAATAGACGTGATTTAGTTTGGAACTGGTATAACTCCGTTTTTTGCTCTCGTTTGCATTCTAAGTCTAAAATTATAATTGTACAGACTCGATGGCATGAAGATGACTTAATAGGACGAGTTTTGAACTCAAATTCTACTGAGAAATGGGATGTGTTGACGCTTAGAGCGATTAAAGAAGAAAAAGACGACTTCGCTTACGATAAGCGAAAAACTGGTCAAGCACTATGGCCTAATAGATTTGATCTTGAGTTATTAAATAACGCTAGATTGCGAGATAATAAAACGTTTGTAAGTTTATATCAACAAAAGCCAGCCCCTGACGACGGAACTATATTCAAAAAAGATACGTTTCAATTTTACCCTGTAGCATGGGATAAGCAATTTAAAGTGACTATGAGCTGTTTAAGTGTTGATGCAGCCTTCAAAGATCTTAATACGAGTGATTATGTAGTTATACAATATTGGGTAGCTACTAGTTGTGATAAAATTATAAAGATTGATACATGTAAACAAAAGTTAAGTTTTACAAAAACAATAGAGAAAATAAAAGAATTTAACACCAAATATAAGCCTAAAGCACTTTTAATAGAGGATAAAGCGAACGGCCCAGCAATTATCGACAGTCTTAAAACAAACTTAAGAAGCACTAATATTATTCCTATTAATCCTAAAGCCAGTAAAGAGTCTCGAGCATGGTCTGTTACTCCTATGTTTGATGCTAGAAAAATATACTTCCCCAAAAATGCGCCTTGGATTGACGATTTTACAAATGAGCTCTTATCGTTTCCTAACGCTAAGCACGACGATCAAGTAGACGCATCTACACAGGCATTAAATTACCTAAAATCGAAAAAAATATTGGAGATTGTTTATTAATTGCGTTAAAATAATAATATGTTTAGTAAAATTGCAATCTTATTGAAGCAATTGATTTGTAAACACGAAAATATATATATAATTAAAACAAGGTCAAAAACATACAAAAAATGCAAAAATTGTATGAGGAAAAAAAGACATGAAAAAACAATACGACGGGTTTAATTCAGTTATAAATGCAGCCTCCTCTCTGAGAGACATGTTTAAAAGTGTTAGTGTAAATAATACAACCTATACAGACGAACGTTTAGAAACAGCTTTTAAAAACGACCCAATGATACGAAAAATCGTAAGTAGACCAGTTTTTGACGGAACAAAAAAGCACTTCAAGATTGAAAATTTAGATCCTGAAATAGTTTCATTTTTAGAAAAAGAATATAAACGGTTAGGCCTATTTAAAAAGTTAGCCGAAGCATGGACCCAATCTCGTATATATGGGGAGTCATTCTTTTTTTTAGTGACTAATGAACATAAGAATAATTATAAAGAAGAGATACAAGAGGCTCCATTACTTAATTTGCAAGTATTTTCTAGTTCAATGTACGGGCAAAATATAAACCAAGATGTTACAAGCAACGTTTTTGGCTTACCTACTCGATATAATATATCTAATTCATATTTAAATATTACAGATATACACTATAGCCGTGTAACACGATTTGATGGTGAGTATTTACCACAAGATTATTTTATAAATAACCAATACCGCCATGGGTCAACAATTCAACGTGTGTACGACAGTGTTGGTCAGCATCAAGGGGCAATGGACAACCTTGTTCCGTTACTCAATACAGCTAATATGGCAATTCTTAAAATTGAGAATTTAATGGATATTGCAGACGAGGAAACATCTCGTCAAATTTCTGAGCGTATGCGCTTAATTCAAAAAACCAGGTGCGAGAATCAGTTAATGCTTTTAACTCAGGGGGACGAATTTGTAAATCATTCACTAAATTTATCAGGTATTAAAGACCTTGTTGAACAACTTACAAATAACATGGTAGCTGCTAGTGGTATTCCTAGAACTATATTATTAGGTGAGTCACCTAAAGGACAGCAGTCTTCTGGGAAAAGTGAGCTCATAGACTACATGGATTATGTGAAGCAAGAGCAGGTGCGAGTTTTAGAGCATTCTATCCGTTATGTCACTGATTACTTACTAAAATCTGAATACGGTAAAAAAGACTTTGAATATGATGTTGAGTTCCCACCGTTATTAGAACTTTCTGAACTTGAAGAGGCAGATTATCGATTAAAAGTTTCTGATCAAATGGAAAGATTTTTAAATGCTGGCATTCTTACACAAGAAGAAGTACGAAATAGCCTTTTTACAGGAAAATTTACACAAAATATTAAGCTTGATGATGAAGGTATTGATTTCGATGATATAGAACCAGATGATTCAAGAGATAGTTAAACAGCTTCAAGAGACAAAAAAGAATTTTAAAATAAAAAAAGCTCCTACACAGCTATACCCCCTATCAGTAGAAAAGGAATATCAAAAAGAGCTTTTACGTTATGTGCGTAGCTATCATAATTTAATTAAAGAAAACTTATATCCTAAATTAGGACAATTTAAACAAGAATACACTATTATTGACAGTTATGCAGATGAAACAAGAGACATTACAGAGCAAGTATCTAACACAATGATGATTGAGTACTCTGATGCGGCATTAAGTAGCATGTTATATAGTATTGCAACTAAGACTAATGCTTTTAATAAAAAACAGGTATTCAAAGTTCTTAAAGGTATGACAGGTGTTGATTTATTTTATAGCGATCCTCAGCTAAGATTAACTATAGAGCCCTTTATTGCCTCGAATGTTGAATTGATTAGAGGAATGGGTAACGATTATCGTAAGCGTATACGAGAAACGATATCAGCGGCAGGTAGAAATGGCTATACAGTAACAGAGACAAGTAAGCTATTAGAAAAACAGTTTCGTATAAGCAAAAACAGAGCTCGTTTAATTTCAAGGGACCAGATCGGAAAGTTTAATGGTCAATTGACTAGACTAAGACACATTAATGTCGGTATTACTGAATATAAGTGGCAGACCGCACTGGATGAGAGAGTGAGAGGTAACCCAGGTGGCCGTTATCCAGATGCAAGGCCAAGCCATTGGGCAAGGCAAGATAAGCGATTTAGCTACAAAAAAGCGCCACCACAGGGAAATCCAGGGGAACCGATTCAATGTAGATGCTGGGCAGAGCCGATAATAAAAATATAGTAAAAATTATAAATATTTAACATAAAATAAGGAATGATATGAGAGTAATTGCGTATAAACAGTGTAAAGAAGCCGAAGAGGAGAGTTATGTATGCTTTCCTGGGCAGCCAATTGAGGCCTTTGAAATAGCAAAGGTGTTTTTATGGAAGGACGAAGCAACAACAGAGACTATTAGAAAACGATACCCAGATAAAAATTGGGAAGAGTATCAACAGTATCTGCTAAGTAGATTCCATCAAGGCGAGCCGATAATTATCAAAATAAGCGAGAAGAAAAAAGAGTTAATTTAATAAATTATTGAATTTTTATGTCTTTGAAAGGTATAATTAGTATATGACTAGTCAAAATCAAATAAATTTACACAAAAACATCGATGTGTTTACATTAGATAGTAGCGATTTTGAGCGTACAAAAGAGGGGTACTTAAATATAAACGCCCTTACTACTAGGGTAGGTATTTTTAAGTACCAGCAGCATGATGGGCGTGTAGTCCGTCAACTTCGACCAGCTTCAGAGGTGTTGAATAAAGATTCTTATTCTACGTTGTCTAATGTGCCTGTAACTAACGAACACCCTAAAGAATTTGTTAATAGTAAAAATATTAAAAAATATCAAGTTGGGTTCGTCAGAGATAATATTGAGGTGGTTGATAATAAATATCTTAAAGCTAAATTAGTTATCCAAGATTCTGAAACAATAGATGAGATAATTTCTAATAATAAAGTTGAGGTTTCATGTGGTTATACATGTACACACGAACAAAAAGATGGTGAATTTGAAACTGAAGGTGCTTACGAGGTTATCCAACGAGATATTTCCTATAATCACTTAGCAATCGTCTATAAAGGGCGTGCGGGCGATCGTGTGCGTTTAACTTATGATTCAGCAGACAGTGATATCAATGTGATGATCACTGATGAATTAGAAAATCAAAAAGAAGATCAAGAAGAAAACCATAATTGTATTATAACAATGAGAGGTAGAATGGAAAAAATCTATTTAGACAGCGTTGAAGCAGATGTCAGTCCTGAATTTAAGGCCGCTTTTGAATCGATGCAAAACTCAAAACAAGTAGCTGATCAAGCTGATAAGATTGAATCACTACAAAGGGAATTTGACTCACTTCAAGCTGAGCACGATTCCAAAAAGGAAAAGGTCGACCGATTGGAAGCAGAGGTAAAGGAGTATGATTCTCTTATTTCTGAGCGAAATAAGTTAGATATCGTTGCTCAAGCAATGTCTAAAGGTCTTATTAAAGACGGTGACATTGAAATAGCTGACATGTCTGAGCTTGAAATTAAAAAAGCAATCTTAGAAAAAAACGAAGTTAAAATGTCTCGTGACTCAGAGGCTTACATCGAAGGTCGTTATGACGACTTTATTATTGATGCTGATGATGCTGAAGAAGAAGTGCCAAAAGAAGAAGAGAAAGTTGTTGATTTTTCAGATAATATTGTAGAAAAAAAAGAAGACAGTTCTGTTAAATATTTAATCAACGAAGACAAATTCGATTATAAAAATCGAAGAAAAAAACAAAAACAACAACGTAAAGGAGTTAAATAATGACACAAACTAGTGTAAATTTAGAGCCAGCAGTAGCAAGAGCAGGATTACCAGCAGATAATAGTTCAGCTAGTGATGTTGTTTCTAAAGCTGCGGCAGAAACAATTTTATTCGGTAATTTTGTAGCAATTGATGTTGCTACTGGGAAAGCTATTCGTCCAAATGCTGCAGGTTTAATCACTAATAAATTAGTACGGTTAGGAATTGCGCGTTGTGATGAATCAATTGAATCGAAAAATGACGGTTTAGAGCCTAACTATTCAGCTAATCAACTAGCTTCAGTTATAACCAGTGGTCGTGTCTATGTGAAATCTGAAACGGCTGTAGTATTAGGGGACACACCTCATATTAGACACCAAAATTTACCTGAAATCATTCAGATTTCATTTGATCTTGATTTTCAAGCTGGTGATGATGTTGATATTACTATTAACGGAATTGTAATTTCTACACCATTCAACAATGATAATGCAGATACTTACGCTGATGTTGATACAAATATCACAGCAGCTACAACTGGTATTATTCAAGATGTAACAGTTGACGCTGCCGCACGTACTATAGTTATTACAGCAGCTTTAAATAATGATATTACTGCAAGTGCCGCAGTTACTGCTGGCGGGTCAGTCCCTAATGTAACTCAAACACAACTAGGCACATCGGTTAATAGTATTGGTGCAGTAAGGTCAGATGTTTCAGGTGGTACAGCGACAGCCCTGACTGACTGTAAATTTGTATCTGAATCTGACGCTGGTGGTTTCGCAGTTTTAGAATTAAACGCACTGTAGGAGAAAATAATGGAAAGAATTGAAAATTTTTTAGAAGAAACAGAAAAATTTGCATCTCAAGTTAATGACGGCGATCATTCAGCTTTTTATACAACAGATGCAGGAGAGAGTGTTTATCCAAGTAAGTCACTGACCTCTTACCGTCCAGAAGACATTGCAACTTTATATCCACGGTTATTTTTTGCAAATAATACGTTACCAACACAGTCACTAGCAGCAGCAGGAGCTACTAAATATGCGTTTTATGTTTCTGACCAAACAGGAATGGCTGAGTTAGTATCTTCATACTCGCAAGATGCACCAAATGTTTCTGTAACAGGTGAAGAAGTTTTAGTTGATATTTACCCATTACAAGCTGGTATTGAATATTCAGAGCAAGAGATTAAAGCCGATGCTGTTTCAAACCGAGGATTGATTCAGAAAAAACAACGTAACTTAAACGAGTCTTTTTTACGTAAACTAGATAAATTAGTTGCTACTGGGGATGATTCGGTTGGTTTAACTGGTTTTGTAAATGCTGCAAACGTTACAGAATATACTATTCCAGCTGGAGTAGGATTAGGTACTGAATGGGATACAAAAACAGCTGATGAAATTATCAGTGATATTACATCAACTTATGAAACAATGGTTAACGTATCTAGGGGTGTTCACATGATTGATACAATCGTTTTACCACCTGCACAGTATGCAATTATTTCAGGTAAGCGTATTCCTAACGAAACTGACACAGTTTTATCATTTATCAATAAAATCTATCCAGATGTTGAAATTTTCACTTCAGCTAGACTACAAGGTGCTGGTGCTGGTAAAACTGACGTTATGATCGGTATGGAATCAGATCCTGATAACTTTGCGATTGAGATTTCTCAGTCTTACACAGTGGCACCAGTTGATCGTAAAGGGTTCGTATACGAGCAACAAGCGACAATGAGAACTGCAGGATTAGTAGTATACCGACCACTTTCAATCATTCGCGCAGAAGGAATCTAGGATATCATGAGCATTAAATTAATTAATAAATCACAAAGAGTTATAGTACTTTCATCAAAACCAACTAATATTATGTGTGTTCCAACAAAAGAAGTTGAAATTACTGAGTCTCAATACCGAGTACTTAAACAACTTACAAGTTTTGAAGGATACCTTAATAAAGGTGAAATGTTAGTTATCTTTGATGCTCCAGTTCCTGAATTAAAAAAAAATGCCGATCCTGTAAAGGTTGTAGAAGAATCTGTAAAATTTGAAGTAGAAGCAGAAGCAGAAAAACCTAAACGTAGAGGCAGAAAGAAAAAAGGATAAATTATGGCAGTCACTTACGCACTATTTTTACAAAGATTTCCTGAGTTAAGTACAACTAAGGAAGATTCGTATAATGGTGCGTATAGTGGCGCGTCTGTCCTTATAAACACTGAGGTGTATGACACTAAAGCTGATGAGGCGTTACTGTTACTTACTGCACACTATGTTGTTTTAGCAAAAAATAGCGGTAATCCAGGTGCTTTGACAATGGAGAAAGTAGGCGATTTAGCTCGTCAATTTTCATCAAGTAGTAGCTCAGGATTAGATTCTACTAGTTACGGTCAGGCCTTTTTATCATTAAGAAAACGAGTGCATAAGGTTCCATTTTTAATAATATGATTACTGATAAAGACTATGGATGGAAAGAGCTAAAAAAAGAGCTTCAAAAGCTAGAGAAAAAGCCATTTACTAAAGTCGGGATACTAGAAGGTAAAGGCTCTAAGTTATATAAAAAATCTAGTATAAAAGTCATTGATGTTGCAGTAGCTAACGAATTCGGAACAGCAACAATACCTGCACGACCTTTTATGCGTAAAACTTACGATGAAAATCAAACTCAATATAACAGACTTTTTAAAAGAGCTTATAATAATATTATTGATGGTAAATCAACTGTTAAAATTAGCTTAGGTAAAATTGGTTTATTTGCAGAAAATAAAACAAAAAAACGTTTAAGATCAGGCCCATGGACTCCAAATGCGCCTCGTACAATTGCGAAGAAAAAATCTAGCAGACCTTTAATTGATACAGGTCAGTTAGTTAATTCAATTGTCTCTAAAACTGTTATGAACGGAGTAGCTAGTGACATTAATTGATTCATTTGAGACAGATAAGCTAACAGTAATTAGAAATACTACTGCTAGTCACATATCTGATGAAACAGGCCGACAAATAGAAGGTCAATTTGAAAAAATAGAGATAGTAGGCGTTGTCCGTGAAGATAGTTTTAGCTCTAAAAATGAAAATAAAGGTATTTTTAATGCTCAAAGTTTAGTTGTATATACCGAACTAGAACTATTTACTGATAGAGACAGACGCTTTGATGCTGATTGTGTTATTTATAATGATTGCTCATATAAAGTAGTTAGCGTTATAAATAATATGTTAACAGACCTACCGCACTATAAAAGTGTGATTGAGAAAATGGAGGTTGTTGCATGATCGATAATCTTGAGCGTACTATTGTTAAATGGGCCGTTGATTATTCTAATATAGGAACTGGTAAAGTTTTCTTTAATACTGAAAACGTGGTTTTGCCTAGCCCTCCTTATACTTCCATAGATATTATTAGCGGCCCTAATGAATTAAGCTCTGGTGCTTATATCTATAATGAGGCAACAGATAAATTTGACTATAGAGGTGATGTTGAATTTAATATTCAATTTAATGTT